ACGGCTGAGCATATCATTGCTCTAAGTGGAACTCCAATCAAGAACAATGCTGGAGAGTATTTCACAATTTTGAATATACTCCAGCCGTCCCGATTTCCAACCTATCAAGGGTTTCTAGACCGTTTCTGCGACCATTACTGGAACGGTTATGGTCCCAAGGTTGGAGGATTAAGTCATCCTAAAGAATTTAAGGCCATAACAGAGGATTTCGTCATACGCAGAACCAAGTTGGAGGTTTTACCAGACTTACCAGAACTAGAACGCAAGTTCTATCACGTTGAACTAGACAGAAAACTAAACAAGGCTTACGCTAATGCTCTAAAAGAGCTAGACGACTTGTATTATGCTGTCGAGACTGGTGAGACAATGACTAGCATGATTGCAATTATGTCAAAGCTTAGACGGATAACTGGCATAAGCAAGGTGATAGAGTGTGTTGACTTTATTACTGAGTTCTTGCTATCTAATGACCGAAAGATTGTAATCTTCGTTCATCATCATGCAGTAGCTCACCTACTGAAGTCTAGCATAGACACTTGGTTAAGTGACGGAGGCTTGAAACCGTCACTTAGTCTGTCTTCAGAACTAAGTGGTGATGAGAGGTCAGCTATGGTAGATAAATTCAAGAATGAAGATTACAGAGTTATGATAGCTAGCACATTGGCTGCTGGAGAAGGATTGAATCTTCAGTTCTGCTCTGATGCAGTAGTGTTAGAGCGTCAATGGAATCCTGCAAATGAAGAACAAGCAGAAGGTAGGTTTCATAGAATTGGACAATCCAACCGCGTAGCGGTTACGTATATGATTGCAAGTGAAACGATAGATGAGTATTTCACTGAGCTAGTAGAACAAAAGAGAGCAATCGTAGCATCTACGTTAGATAATCGTGAGATAGCATGGGACCAAACAAGCTTAATGAGAGAGCTAGCTGGAGTTCTAGTAGCTAAGGGTGGCAAAAAATGGAGCCTGTAAGGTTTGGTAAGAATCAGTTCTGTGGTCCGTCTGTAATGTCAGCTATTACAGGATTAAGCACAGATGAAGCAGCTACAGTCATAAGTTCAATTACAGGCAGGACAAAGGTTGCTGGAGTTTATCAGTCAGACCTGATTAAAGCATTTGAGAAGTTAGGGTACAAGTGCTCAAGGATTAAACTAGTAGGACGAACTCTGTTTGGGGCGTTAATGAATTTGACAGATGATGGAATGTATGTGTTAATGGTCCCAGGCCATTACATAACAATAGAAGTTAATGGTAAGCAAAAGTACATATGTGACAATAGAACGAAAGAACCTATCAACGTCAGCAACTCGGCTAGGTTAGGGCAGAAAGTTGTAAGTGTGATTAGAGTAGCAAAGAATTTAGTAGCAAATGAGTAGCATGGACAATCCTAACATCATTAGTTATAACAATGATGTTACAACATGTGAAAGAATGCTGCTAATAGTCACCCTAGCCGTAATTTGAAACAAGCTACGGCTGATAACAACAGACGGTTAGGGTGACAGTCATGCTGATGAAACATAGATAGATTATAAGGAGATAAGACAATGTTTCAGCAATATGAGTCGAAAAGATATAAACGCGTCCAGACTCAGAGGAGAAGAGATAGAAGAATGAGACTATCAGTAATAGTCGTAGTAGTTATCTTAGTTGCTATATCTTTGCTACTGCTTGAACTAAGCTAATAAAACACTTAGCCAGGTGAGCCACTAGATTAAACATGACAAAACTTAACTTGATGCAAAAAGAAATCATCATTCAGGCAGTAAAGCACTGGCCTAAGACTCTAACACCTAAAGAGCTACTTGAGCGTATAGATTTGCTAGCACAAGCTATACTAGCAGCTAATGAGAATTACAATGAGACGAGATGAGAGTAAGGATTGTCCAGCCTGCTTCTGCAAAGACTGTGAGTGTGAGTGTGATACCTGTAAGTCATTCAGATATCGCAACAGTGAGTTAACACAAGAGATGCTAGATATGCTTAACATAGTTGCTGCCAACTCTGTATCAAGACATTCTGTGAGACTAGAAGATGTCTAAGATAAATGTAGCACTCGACGCTACAATGCTCGATATGCTACAGTTATGTGAGCAGAGATTCGATTATAGATTTAATCAAAATAAAGTCTCACCAGAGAAACCTAAAGCTTTAGATAGAGGTAGCTTAGTCCATCTAGGTACTGAGACTTATTACAAAGCTCTGAAGGATAAGAAACCATTTGATGATTCTGTAATGCTTATGACAGCCGCTGTGAGGCTAGCAGGAACTGAAAGTGACTTAGAACCCGATATATGTAAACGAGTACTTGAAGTATTGCATGAATATGTAGAGTTCTGGAGAACTGAAGACCAAAGGTATGAGATATTAGAGGTAGAGCAGCCGTTTTCATACGTATTATTTGAGGATGATGAAATACGAATTATCATGATAGGTAAAATAGATTTGCTTATCAATGATAACCAATACCTAAATATGCCAATCGACCATAAGAGCTATGATAGAGACTATCCAGTTAAGAGATTCACTAACCAATTCTGCAATTACTCTTATGCCACAAAAAGCAATTATATTCTAGTTAATAAGATAGGATTTCAGACTTCTCTTAAGCCAGAACAAAAATATAAACGTGTTCCACTTAGCTATGACCCATTGATACTAGAAGATTGGAAGCAAAATACGATTAGATGGGCACGTAGATACGTTGAGGCAGTAGTAACTAACTCGTGGCCAATGAATCTAACCTCATGCGATAAGTTTAATAGAACCTGTGAGTACTTCGAGGTTTGTGACTCATCTGGTGTTGAAGCTAAGACTTATAAGCTAGTTGCCAATTTCAAGACTGCACCTAAATGGGATGTATCACAATCATTAGGGAGGAGAGAGTGAGAGAGAAGCATATACATAAGTTTAAGAGACATTTCTATAAGACAGGTAATGCAATATTTTTCTGTACTCTTCCAGACTGTAATTTCAAGGTAGCAACGCATCTATCAATAGGTAAGACAGCTATATGCAATAGATGTGGTGAGCCATTCTCAATGAATGAATATAGTATAAGATTATCTAAGCCTCACTGCGATAAGTGTCATAAAAGAAAAGATACTAAAATAGTTCAAGTGGTATCTAAACCTGTAGATGTAACATCTGAACTAAAAGATAGGCTGTCGTTAACTATTAGAGATATCATGGTGAAGGAAGATGACGAAACTGCTAAAATTGTTACTGATGCTAAGGAGAATATACTGTAATCATAGAGACTATCGCATAGTTTGGGAGAATCACCGTAAGTTCATAGTCTGTAACTACTGTAGCTACAAAAGTAAAGGATGGGATTTATGACTGATGATGAAATTGTCAAATCCATGTTTCCAGAAGATGATTTATCGTCTCCAGAAGATGGAGAATATGAAGATTATCCATTAGAACCACTGATAGAATCTGAGGATGAAGATGAAGATGAATATGATGATGAAGATGATGAGGTTCAGGTATGATTATACAAAGGCGGTTACATGGTGATTCTAAACAACGGCTTTTTAAGGAAAATAAGATGACAAGAGAAGAGCACATTAAATGGTGTAAGGAAAAAGCTATTGCTGAAATGGATTATTATCATGACCCAACCAAAGCAATCATTTCAATAATGTCTGACTTAAGGAAACACCCAGAGACAAACGGCGACGCACTACAATCACTGTTTGGAGCTATGTTGATGACAGGAAGAATCAAGACAAGACAGGAGGCCATTAATTTCATTAATGGATTTAACTGATGAAACCTGAAAATGTTAAATGCCCTGATTGTGGCGGTCCAATGGTTTCTAGGAAAAGCCAATATGGGACATTTTGGGGATGTAAAGGCTTTCCTAGATGTACAGGAACTAGAGATTCTATGGGTAGAAGTAAGCAGGATAGAGAACTAGAAAAGCAAAAAGAGGAAAATGATGAAGGCATCTAATATAGTACCAGACAAGAATATCTCAATGCTTCTGAAGGGTCCACCTGGATTTGGAAAGACTATAGCAGCTTGTTCTGTAGCTGTAGAAGGACCAATCTATTTAGCATATTGGGATAAGAAGCAACCTATAGAACTGTTAAGCTTTTTCAAACGATTCAGGCCAGACTTGCTAGATAACATTGAGTATGACTTATATGGAAGTCATAATGCTAATGAGTATCTAAATAAGTTAATGAGTTTCATTAAGGACTGTCGATACGTAGCCATTATAACAGACTCTGTTACTAATTTAACATCAGCCGCTGTCAACTGGAGCATGGGATTTCGTGACCCAAAAGGTGCTAAGAAAGACAAGATTAATCCATCTGCTGTTCAGATGATTCCAGACTTTGATGAATATAAAGTAGAGACATCATTAGTAACGCAGGCATTAGATATAAGTCGCACTCTGCCTTGTCATATAATCTGGACTGCCCATCCTCTACCAAGCCTGAAAATAGAAGGCTCTGGAAATAACCTAAAAGTCTCTAAGGTAAACAACATCGTTACTTATGGTAGCAAAGTTGGAGCTATCATACCTGGAAACTTCAGTGAGATTTACCATTTAAGTATGTTGAGTAATTGGGATACTAACACTGGTAAATCTTCAATGAAGCGGATAGTTAATACTGTGGGTGTAGGCGATGACTTCGCTAAGACTACACTTGAGCTACCAGCCGAATTTGACATCACTGATAAATTGTTCTGGGAGGTTTGGCGTAGTTTAGTTAAACAAAATCAGGATAAACTTGAGGAGGTGAAAAATGATAAGACCACCGTAATAAATCCATTTGAACAACCACAAATAATGCAATGGAAAACTTAACCACACTAACAAGGAAAACAAAACAATGCGTGCCATCCTAACACCTGACGACCTGAAAAAGGGAGATTTAGTAGAGCCGGGCTGGTATCCGCTAGAGATTTCGGGTTATGAAGAGAAAGAGGCAGATACAGACAAGTCATGTAACTGTATCTTTCACTTCAAGATTCTAGATGGCCCATCAAAAGGTGTATCTCCAAACAAGCTATTCAATGAGAAAGCATTGGGGTTTGGTAAGAATCTGTGGAAGACTCTTGGGTTCCCATTTGACTCTGTAAAGGGATATGAACTATCTACTGAATTGTTTAGGCAGACAATTGGGCACAAGATTCAAGGTTACATTAAGAGAGGTAAGAGCAACAAAGGAAATGAATTTAACGACGTTGTGGACTTTCGTCCGCTCACGTAAGGACTAAAATGGGACTACTATCCGGAGCATTAGGTTCGAATCAGAATATGGTGGAGACCGGAAAGTCTGAATATTCTGATAGACAAAGAACATTCAAGGAGACAATACAAGACAAGATTGCATTTCATAAAAGTAAGGTAGATGACTTGCAATCTCTAATAGACTCAATGTCTCCAGAAGTAGAGAAGTTTGTGGAGGCATTACAGAAGTCTAGTTTGTAATAGCTAGGAGGGTTTGTATGCTTGGTATCCATCTGAATATATTGAATAGGATGGGGCTAATTACAGCCATGCTGGGAGTACCAGGCATACAATTATAATGAGTCAACATCCATTCAAGGATAGTGAGGGATTAGTAGGCGGACAGCATGATGCATTCAGCCGTATTGTAGCGGTAAAAGAAAAGAAGGAGATTAGATTTAGATTAGTTGGAGTCAAGCTAGAGTTAGATATACCAAACTACAAGAAGATTAAGGTTGGTAAGATGAATGCTATCAAGCTAGCTAAGTGGATTTTGGAGATTTATCAAACATGAGTTCACGTTGATGGCTATAAGCAAAAAAATCTCATGGCAAATGAGAGTAAGGCAAGTTCATGCATTACATATAGAACGGCTGAAATCTAATCCCAGTTGTACTATAGCTGATACCGCAATAGTTTTAGGTAGGTCATTTGGTTCTGTTTGTGAGGATTTAATGTTAGCCTCTTGGATGAAATCTCACCCTAGAATAGAGAAATACAAGACAATCAGAGATGCTTTAGAGTTCATTCGTTCTAAGAAAAAAGAGATGAGGATGGAACTATGACCCTCAAGAACTACATTGAGATTCTACAAGAGATTCAGAATTCTGAAGGTAATGATGTAGAGGTAAAAACTCAAACTCTAACTCACACATGGGATGCTGAAAGACCTAGCATTAAGGTGGCCCATCAAGATGGTGAGAGATATTTAGTTCTAAATCCATAAGGGAGAAAGAAATGAATATAACACTTAGGTTGCCAAACTGGCTATTCAGATTCAAATGGTACAGACACATCTACGTCAAGTATAGACTTAGGAGAGTATTATGACACCAGAACAAGAAGAGCATCTGTTATCAATTAAGAGTAAGTTTGTTACATTAGTAGATTCTAAATATAGAAAGGGTCAAGCAGAGCATGGAGGAGATTTAATAGATAAGACACTTGGAGAGTTGGTTGATCTGGCAATAGATGAGGCTATTGATCAGGTAGTATATCTTACTACTATTAAGCAGAAACTTGTAGATGCCCAATAGAGTAGAAGGAGTAGGACCATTAGAACCTAAGCTCATGGTGGTCGGTGAAGCTCCTGGGCGTCACGAAAACGAGCAGGGAATACCTTTCGTTGGCCCTACTGGGCAAATGCTTAATGAGTTCCTAAGCTCAGCAGGGATTAGACGCTCTGACTGCTACATAACTAACGTAGTAAAGTATCAGCCTCCATTCAATGATATTAAGAAACTGCATTTGATAGGAGTAGATTTAGCTCAGTCAATTAGAGAGTTATGGGATAATGAGATTAATATATTTCATCCGAACTGCATTTTGGCTGTTGGGGATGTGGCGCTAAACGCATTGACTGGCTATTCCGGTATACTTAATTACCGCGGTTCGATACTTAGGGCTAATGATGGAAAGACGAAAGTAGTTCCTACAATACATCCAGCCGCATTGTTCAGTCACAATACGAGCAACGAAGGAGCGAGTGGAGGATTATCTTACGTATACTCTAAGCTAATACAGGCTGACATTACGAGAGCAGTAGAAGAGTCTCATACTTCTAGTATTAACCTACCAGAACGAACTCTAACAGTTGCTCACAATAGCCTAGATGCATTTCGATTCTTTGATGAGTATAAGAATCTTAATAGGGCTGCCTGTGATATTGAGAGCATTAACTGCATACCTATATGTGTTGGGTTTGCATTCAGCCGTTATCACGCACTATCAATACCATTGTTACAACGCATA